AGATCAAACTAAGATAAGAAAAATGTACAAAGCAAATACAGTTATAGATACAACATGTACCGGCTACATTATAGCTGGAAATGCCTACATTTCAATTTACCGTCGAGGAAAAGAACCGGTAAACGTTGGAGATATATTATCCATATTAGCAGACGATAACACCACTAAATCACTCTCAATAACTATCACAACCGTATTTGATTTCTCAATTTTCTTTGTTTTTAAGAACGGCGGTACTCCTAGAAAATGGTTACTTATTCCTCCATTAGATATTGGTGGTGGAAAAATAATTCCTAGAAGAGATAGAAGTAGTTATATGAGAGTATTTAATTCACCTCCATTTTCAGAACCATTATATGATCTGGCCAAGGAAAGACCAAGTCAGGGGGTGCAAAGAGGAAGTAACGACGATCTCACTAATGCTTATAATGGAAGAAACCCACTCAATTCATTTTCAGATGGACTATATAAGGATAAAATAACAGTAAATACAGGTACAAAAGCACTTATTAGAACAATAGTAGATAGTAGACCACAATTTGATAGTGATATCTATCCAACATTAAGAGAGGGAGATATAGTAGCCTGGTGGGAAATTCTTGAGACAAGTCAAGGGGCAAAGGGTAGTTCAATGGGACGTACAAGTAAAGCATTGGTCAGTCCAATTAAATATGCTACCGGAGATGATACTTTTAATCTTGGAACCTATCAAAATGATCATACAGAAAATTATCTAATTTCTATTGGAGATCGTGCTGGACAAGTTGATCAGACCAGCTCTACTTTTTTTACAATTCAGCCGTTCCTTGGGTGGAAAAGGGAGGAAACTAAAAATTCGAAAAGATGGAAAGCTATGTTAAGTATGATTCTTACAAATGGATCTCCAAATCTTATCCCCGGGAATCGTTATATAGATGGAAGTATTGTTTGGGGGTTGGTTAATCCACAAACTCAAATCGTGGTATATTCACCGCAATACTTTACGCGTGCCTCGGTTTCTGGAGGTGGAATTATAGATTTTGTACCGACAGATGCATCAGCTTCTCAAAAATACAAACAAGAACAAAACGGATTATTATTTCAGGTCATCTTTTTTGGTTATGAATTAGAGTCGGATAATGCGGATGCGATTGCTGTTATCGAAAATTATACCGGGTCCATTAGTGGTTTAGATGTTGTTGGAAAGGGAACAGAAGGAAAGGTGATCGTTCATTTTGTTAACGGTAATCTAAATGGAATTACTCTACAATCTCCAGGTAAAAGATATATAACTGGTGGAAATGTATCTATTACTATTCCGGTCACCCCAGATTTTATCGATTCTCCGGTTACAATAACCAATCTGCTTTCTGATGCCGAAAATATTAGATATACCTACGTAGCTATACCCCAGGATCAAGAATCAAATAGTTATTTTACCGTAACAGAAAATGATACAAAGAAGATAACTAAAAATGGTTTCACTTTAATCAAAAATAGTATTGAGATTGTAGATGGTCAGTTAAAGTTACTCTCATCTCCAAAAACATCTATCATAAACAAGGGAAGTGGTTATACTATTAGTGATGATCTGGATAAAAACATAGTTTACATCGATCAAATCGATCAGTTTGGAAACAGCCCAATCACTGAAAGAATACCATCTTCTTTTTATAGTTTTAATATAACAGAATTAGATTCGGAAGTTATTCCAATTAAAACTAAATCACTTTTCCCACAAAACATTCAGATTAATTATCCTAATTTTGTCGAGTACAATTTTTACATAGACACAGATGACGACCGTACATACGGTAAAAGCCCTCAACAGATTGGTTATATTGATGATCCAGAAATTAATGAATATATCTCTATCGGGGGTGAAAGTGAGTTCAAAAATTATCTATTTAGAAGCGCCGAACAACCATTCAATAATATCGTTGGAATAAATACCCTTCAATTTGAACGTCTCAATTATACCGATTCTACGACGGTACCTTCTATTCAATCTAGGGACAATCTAGTATTGGGCAAGTTTATTCCGTATACAAATTATTATTCTGATAATTTGGATTATGAAGGTGATATACTATATAACTATAACTATGTTCAATATATTCCAAATGGTATATCAAATATTTATAGTCGTGAATTAGATGTGGATGATTTACCTACTTTTTAAACTTCCGTTCTATCCATAATACCTATTGTAAGTAGACTATCTTTCATATTCTCCATTCTGACATATTGATCATAATTTTCATCTCCCTCAAAATATTGATCGCTTTCAAGACATTCAAAACTACAATAAACACCATCCCAACCACCGTCCGGATAAGGATATCTGAGAGCCCATGATTTGTCAAGAATCTTTTTGCTACAAACACCACAATAACCTGTAAACCATTCGACGATAGTATCGTCTTCTCCACGACAGTAACAATTTAACATTCTACATGGTCCAAGAGCATTAAGATTATACGGACAATGTTTATCCATAAAACGATTCTGGGGGCCAAATACTCTTACTCTAGAATTTTCTCCGGTTTCAGGAAGATTCTTCGAAAGATAATTTTGAACCGTTCTTCTCACATCAAGGGGAATTTTATCTTTTACCAATTGTTCGCCGTCCCCAAAATCAACCTTTTCTTCATCTTCGGGGATAAATGAGAAGAATAAATTTGTAGATTCGTCTAGTAGATCTAAATATCTTCTATCATCTAATACACGTTCGGGGATATCGGTCAACATTGAACGATTTTCACCTTTTTTTACATTTACCCATGGAGGTTTTGGAGCGGCACACCTTTCACCGATTCTAGTATTTAGGTATATAAGAGCATCTTCAATATCAACTTCAACCTTATCCTTAACTCTTTTTACCAGACTTAACGTACCTTTAAGTTCTGCGAGTGTCGGTTCTAGATCATAAAGATATGTAATTGATGAAAAGAAATTTCCAAAAGTACGATCTTTTCTCATCATCAAATACGTTTCGGTAAGTTTAAGATAGGTACCATATACTTTAACATGCAGCCATAACTTCTTAACATCCTCGATCGAAAGAAGATATTTTGAAATCATTTCAACATATATCTTGTCGAGATCTTTGGTTTTAAACTCTTCACATAAAGAACTGATAGTTTTCTGTGGAGTAGATTTAATAATCTTCTCTAAATCCATTTTATGTAGAAACGGTTTCTTTTCTCTATCGATTTTCTTTTATAAAATATAAAAGATGGACAGTGACTTAAATAACACAGACATCCTTAAATTGATGAATATTGCATTTAAAAATGAAAGAAGGGATCGTATTGAGAATGATATTGATTCGGCAATCAAAATTTTTTTAGGAGCGGATTCGAGGAGAAACGATGCCCCGCTCACAAATACATTTTCGGTCTTTTCTAACTACCTGAAACTCATTATCAGGAGAAAATTAATCAATCCTAACTTTATTCTTTCCTCGGTTATCAAATGGACACGTGGATATGTCGGCTTATTTTTAATCGGAATGACCATTCGAGAAGGAGCCAATCCTAATGTATACTACCCATATGCCGGACGGGGAAATCTTCATATAATTGCCTGGACGGCCGCGATATGTGGTTCTGGAAATAATATGTACCATCATATTGTAACTGTATTAAGAATGCTTGGATCGGATATTTTTCGATCGGCTATTCGTTTCGAGGGAGATTCGGAAGATGTTGATGTCCGTTTAATTGAACAAACTTTTGATGATAAAATACTTGGTAGTGACGAATATTATTTCAGGGCTGGTTTAAATGCAAAAGATTATGTTGTTCAACTTGGTTATACTATCGAAAAAAGTATCTCTACATATTTGAATAGTATTGATGATGAATGGCTTTTAGATATTTTAATTGCTACCGATGATGTAGATCGTCTTACAACGATTATCTTAAGTAGATGGAAATATGTTGAGGATGTTATCGGTAATGAAATTACACTTTCCAAATTTATTATCGATCTATCAACCGCTTTCGCTGTTAAAATTGCATCTTCTATGGAGAATACTAAATATCCTAAAATTACTGATATTATCAATGCTCAGTCGGTTCCTCTTTTTGCGACCAGCGTTTCATGTGATGCGGATTTATTCACTATTTTTCTCCAAAAAGGTTCGGCTGTTAAATATGTAACTATTAATACCTTACTTAGTTTCTATAAAATCTTTAAAAACACCGAGATAAGACTTTATCAATCTGTATTCTTAATGTTGGATGATGCGATTAAAATCGGGGCCGAGATCGATTTATATCAATTTAACTTTTTAGTATCAATGGCCGACTATGAAGAGATTGAGAATATTAGAAAAAGTTATCAAACCCCGAGATGGAAGAAATTGTGTTCAAGAAGGGGAAAGGGAATGGAAACCAAGTCAGAAGAGCAAGGAGGAAATCTACGTCAGGTGGCTTTTGATCTTAATCTTGATTACCACATGACCGAAGAACAGACATGTGAAAAATTATCTCAAATTTCGTTGATGGGAGATGATCAATTTTTTGAAAGTGCGGTTAAACGTCAAGAGCAACGGGTTGCTCTTGATATAGAATCTCCTGCCGATTTAGTCATGAGTGATAGTAAACGAAGCACATATATGGGTAGAAAAATTGCTCGTTGCGATCCAAAGACTATGATTCTTAAAAATCCATATGCATTTAATGACGCCAGAATGGCATTTTATCGAGATCCAAAAGATAGTAAGGTATATTGTTTTACATCGGATACTTTCCAAGCACTCATTACTAGTAAGGTTAACTATTACAATGATCAGCCACTTCCGATCCGTTTCTTACAAGTAATTAAGGCTCAACTTAATACACTTAAAGAGATTGGAGTTTATGAAACAAATGTTAATATCAAAGATGCTCTCAAAGAAACTTTTTCGAGATCCGATATTAATAATAAGAAAACCGATTTACAATACTCGACCGTAATGACTATTCTTGCAATGAATGGTGTAAGTGAAGAACGTTTTGAGAGTCTTCGTTCGGAAACCTTAAATGATACAATTCTAAAGTCAATTGCCGGAGTGATTCTGATTAATTTTGACAATCTTCCAATGATTCTAAAACAAAAAACGGCTGCTCGAGTCATTTATAGTATGGCAAAACGAGCAACGCCAATGGCCCGTGAGGATGGTCGGATTAGCGATGATCTCTCTAAAGATTTGTTCGTATTAATTTCACGGGCTATTTCAGGCGGGTCTCGAGCTCTTGAAGAATACGATGAATACGGGGAACCTATATTTGACGAAAGTGGAGTTCCTCTTCCGGGAGATGATTATAATGCTATAATGGGTGGAAATTATTGAACAAACAAAGTTGGAGATATGTTATTTTTTGCGAATATACCACTTTGGGTAGCACCATTTTTGACTCAAAATATAATTATAGACTAAATTAATGATTTTTTAGCATATGACGACGTTATTATTAAATTAGACATTGCTCTAAATGATGTACAATATATATATATATATAAAAATGTTAAGTAAATCATTATCACAAATTTTTAAGTATTCATCTTTTTTAGCGAGTAAAAGATATTATAATATTGATGTTATAGATCATTATGAAAATCCTAGAAATGTCGGTTCATTAGACAAAAAGAAAAAAAATGTAGGTACCGGGCTTGTAGGTGCTCCGGCTTGTGGTGATGTAATGAAACTTCAACTTGAATTTGACGATAATGGGCGAGTAATTGACGCAAAATTTAAGGTTTTCGGATGCGGTTCTGCTATAGCGTCATCTAGTGTAGTGACAGAATGGGTTAAAGGAAAGTCTGTAGATGAATGTACAAAAATTAAAAATACAGACATAGCAATGCATTTAAAACTTCCTCCGATAAAATTACATTGTTCTATGCTTGCAGAGGATTCAATTAAAGCAGCCATTATTGATTACAAACAAAAACAATTAGTAAAATACGTTACAACCTAAACATGTTAAAATTAGGGTGTAGTAAAATATAATTTTTTAACCAATGACATTATATATTTATTTTATTTCCTTAAATTAGGCATTGTGGTTGAAATTGAAAAATAAAAGAAAATCTTTTATTTTTTGGGATCATGTCCGAGTTAACTATCAAAGTTAATTCTTGCGAGAGTGAGGTTTCTAGGGCGGCCTCCATCCCCGCTAGCCCGACGACGGTGTTGACAAATAAGTCCACCCTGCCTATGCCGGAGGAGGCAGACAAATCCTCCGGAACTCTTTCTACTCCTCCCCGTAAGGGTAAGAGTAGAAATGTCGGTTCACACCGGCGCACTCCTCTTCGTACCCCTGCCGTTCATTCCATGGCCGGCAAGACATCTGGTCGCACGCCCATTCGGGCGAAGGCGATCAAGAAACCTGAGTATCGAGCGTTCAAAGATGACGACGCTGTTGCTCAGGCGATGTCCCGCATCGAGAAGTGTTTTCTTTGCAGTATCGTGTTTTCCCAGACGGGGAAAGGTAAGATTACCGAACACGACCATCACACTGGCGCCTTTCGGGGTGTTACGTGTGGTAGCTGCAATGTTCGCGACGGGAAGGCTGCCAAAGCCGCCCGTCGCCTTCATGACGTGACCAAAGCAGACTACGAGGCCGGGAAACCGATGCCTCCTGGTTTTTTCGACTCCTACGCCGAAGATCTCTCCATTCGATTGGAGATTGATCTTGCGATTTGCCGTGAATATATCACCGGTGATCGTTGGCGTCGTTTTAGTGGCTTTTTCTCTTCATAGGACCAACCCGTCGCGTTCCACGCGGGGTTTCTCCCTATTTATTTTGTGACTTCAATATCCCAAAATCTTTTATTCATTCTCTTCATCTGTTTTAACATTACAGCAAATACTTCTATGTTAAGCCATTGATATACTTTTTGCATAACTGGTTAAAGTCTTTTTTAATAAAGTCTATATATTCTACCGGATTCCCATTCCATCTTTTTTTAATGTCAATTTTCAATTCATCCTTTTCTAAATCTGGATAGAGTGTCATAAAATAGAAATATGTAAAGATAGTCAACTCAGAACATCCTTCCTCTATAAAATTATATTGTTTTGACCTGAATTCACATTCTCCTTTATTCATCCGTCCAAAATCAATCACTTTAACTAGATATTTTTTAGCTACTACATCCATTCCAACATCGAAATCCTCATCAATTTCCACATACATCATATTACGAATCTTATTTTTGAAATATAGATCGTTATGATAGATAACCATCGTCTCATTCATTGTATATATAGCAACTAGCGATTGTAAGAGTAAATTCTTCATGATAGAAATGGTTAACTTTTCATCCATCAATAATTTATCAAGATCACCATCCAACTTCTCAAATAAATAGTAGTTATAGTTTCCACATCTCTTAGAAACGTTTGGAAGATTAAACAGAAAACATTCCGGCGAAGGGAGATCTTTTTTTAACTTGCGCAACCATTTCCCCTCATTATCTTTTGATAGTGGAATACTTTTGATGATATCTCCTTTTTGTGTAATAAACAATATAGCAGGGCTTCCAGCTTTCTTATATTTGCGTTTGTCTATCCTACATATATCCTTTTGCATTTCTTTTTAAAATGTAATAAAAAAGAAATGCCAATATATCTTAAAAATGATATATGTGAGTTTGAACCCCTCTTTGAATTGAATACGTCTAAGCGTCAGAAAATTGTTTCGACTGTCTTTTTCAAGATGCAGGAAAATGCTTATAAAGATTTTAGCGAATATACAGAAGGGATTCAAAATCTGTCTAAATACGTTCAAAAGAAGATGAAAGGATTTAGGATTCGTCTCTTTATTGAAGCTTCAATCTATGAAGATGAGGATATTATGAGTCTACTAACCAGTCTAAAAAATATTGACTTAGTATTATATCACTGCTCAGACTATGTGAGAAATGGAAAATATCATAAGGGTCTTTTCGGAACTATAGTTAGGTTTTTTCCAATGTTTAACTTTCCAAACAACGATGCTTCATCTGTCATTATCTCTGATATTGATTATAATCGGTCCTCCTATGTTGAAAAATTTCTTGGACCAGTCTACAAACTCTTTTTGAAATGTAAAAATAAAGGTCTGGATCATGGTGGTATTGGGAAGGATTATACTGCTGTAAGTGGGAAGAAAGGATTTTTTGAGCCCTATTGGATTTCTGACCGACAAGTAAACTGGAAAAGATTAGATAAAAAGGTACTTATCAACTATATTAAAAACGTGGAAAGTATGAAGATCAAACCAACTTTCTATGTATCGAGCCCAATCGTTAAGAAGACAGCGGAAGAGGATTTTATCTTTGGCGTAGATGAATATTTTATAGCTGATAAACTCCTCCCTTATCTTGACAAAAATAGACCATATGTCTACAAACGAGACTACAAAATTCTCTCTTTCCTGTTTAGAGATGTGGTTTTTGAACAGACTAGAACCACTTTAAATAGTGAATCTTCGGCAGCATATATCAGATTTTTGAGATATGTTGTTCCAGAATACGAAGAAAATGACGTTATAGAAGGAATTAAAACTATTATTGAAGCAATCAAGACTAAACCCCATCTTAAAAAACGCGAAGAAGATGTCGCCTTGAGAATTTATGAATATTATATCTATCTAACAATTGACGAAGAAACAGACGACCTTAAATATTTTAATCGGGAATTTGTCGAATATGCGATTTCTCCAAACATGATCGGTACAATTAGTGCTTCTGTATATGACTATATTAGACCGATCAATAAGCTTTTTAGGGTTGTAGAAGATAGAATATCACTGTCAAAAGACAAGTTAAGTTACCTCAGAGATATGATATAATTTGTTAAAATTATTTTTGACATAGTCAATGAGATCTATGTCAGATGTATAGATATTGACTAGTTCATTCCTTAGATCTACATCTGTACCAAAGATAGTTTTGAAAAAGAAATCTATAAAGATCAGTGGTTCAGAATCTATATCATCTATCTTAAATTTTATATTTTTAAATCCTGGAATTCCCTCTCCTGCTTGTCCAAAATCAATAAATTTAACGATGTATTTTTCAGCTTCCACGCCATATCCAAGATAAAATGGTTCCGATATCTTAACATACATTACATTTTTGATACCTTTTTCATTGAAAAGATCATTATGATTAATCCCCCATTTAATATTAAGCGTATAGATGACCACCAAACACTGTAGTAATAGGTTCTTTCTAACTTTTTTCGATACTTTCTTCAACAGAACGTCTAAATCCCCATCCAACTTCTCAAATAAATAATAGTTGTATTCCCTGCACCTTTTCTGAACGATGGGAAGGTTGAAACAATACTTGATTCTTCCTCTGGCTCTTTTTTTCAACTTTTCTAGCCATTCCTTTTCGTAATCCTTCTTATAAAAAATACTTTTGATGATATCCCCATCTTCCGTAGTAAAAACTAAACTTTGTTTTCCCTGTTTTGTTTTTTTATCTTTTTCCTTTGGGATTTTGCATATATCCTTGTTTCTCATTTTATTAATTAATATAAAAAGATATGGATTATGTTAAAAGATCAAAAATACCACTTACCCCATATCAGAAAAAAATTTCATATTTTTTGAGTTCTCGGAAAAAAGAAGTTTATTTGTTGTTCATCCGACCGGTTACGGTAAAACTCTATCTGCAGTTATCTAACTCTTCCAGGAGAAGATGACATTAAATATTTTGATAAGGAGGCTATCACATTTGCGGTTTCGAAAACTATGGTAGGTATAATTGAAGCAGATGTGTATGATCACTATAAACCAAGAAAGGTCGGGGATAGAATTATTCTTGACAAAAAAGAAGTTGACTATCTAAAAACATTAGTATAACCATATCAATGTATAGTACAGATACACTGCCAAGTTTAACGAATTTGTTTAGGAGATCACATATACCGCCATGGCGATTTTAAAAAATATACAAGACGAGATTATTAAAAATCATGTGTGTAGTTTTGAAGAGGCACGTAACATAGATTAATAATATCTTTACAGGTTTAAATCATGACCAATCTATCTCCGATATTAAATGTTAAAAATGGTATATGTTAGAAGTAAGACAATATCTTGTTATCATATGAAAATAGATACCCCAAAAAGATTCAAAAAAGACAAGAAAAGCAAAGAATATAGAGACTGGAAAACAAAAGAAGATGAGAAATATGATAAAAAAGTAGTTAACCTATTACAAGATGAATGGTGGGATAACTTAGATAATGAGTCGAAAAAAGAGCTTCTAAAAAGATACAAAACTCCTGAAATTGCCAAAATCAGACGTTTAAGATTTGCAAATAATATTGGGAGTTACAAAGTTTTCAGAGTATAGAGACAATAATATCTTTATAATCCATGTATATAAAAACATGGATTGCGTTAAAAAATCAAAAATCCCACTTACCCCATATCAAAAAAAAATCTCATATTTTTTGAGTTCTCGGAAAAATAGAAGTTTACTTGTTGTTCATCCGACCGGTTACGGTAAAACTCTATCTGCTGTTACCTATTCTCAATGTTTCTTAGATGCATTTCCGGATCAAAAAGTGATTTTCATTGGCCCGGTATCTCTCAAACAAAATTTTATATCCTCTCTTCGTTCATATGGAGTTAAGGAAGATGATATTAAGAAAAAGTATCATATCTACTCATTCCAAAAGTTTACAAACGATTTTTCTGATATGGGAAAAACGTCTTCTCCTGACTGTGTTATCGACTGTAAAGACAATTTAATTATCATTGATGAGGTTCATAATCTTAGAAATATGGGTCTGGGAAATAGTACCACCGGGTTAAGAGCTAAGGCGGCACTTTCTTGTGTCTATCGCGCAAAAAAGATTCTCCTGTTGACGGCTACACCTTTTGTAAATGATCTGGCGGATTTAATTTCGCTTACCAATCTAGTACATGGAACAACCATTATTACTAAACGTTCCCAGATTAGAGATGTTAATAGTTTTAAAATGTATCTTAGAGGTTATGTAGATTATATTCGCCCTATATTCGATCATAATTATCCACGAGTGATTGAGGAGACTATTCGAATAAAAATGCCAAAAGATTATGAGGAAGATTATTGTAACCTGATCAGGGGTCAGATTGTAAATGAAAGTGTTTTTTCAAATCCAAGAGCATTTTATAATGCTCATCGAAGAGCCGTAAACAAAGTTGGAGCTGGAAGTGAATATTTCTCACTTAAAATGAAAAAAGCCATCTCACTTATCGGGAATAAGAAGACGCTTATCTTTTCAAATTGGTTAGATTTTGGTCTAGATCCGATTTGTAATGCCCTTGATGAGGAAGGATATGAATATGAGGGTTTTAGTGGACGGATCGGCGAAGCTGAAAAGAAGAGGATTGTGGATAACTTTAATATCGACAAATTCCAGGTATTGGTGGTTAGTCCATCTGGAAGAGAAGGTATTTCACTTATCGGGGTAAGACGGGTTATTGTGATGGATCCGCTTTGGAATTACGCCGGAATGCTTCAGGCTACGCGAAGAGCCGTTCGATACGGATCTCATTCTCATCTACCACCGGAGGAGAGACTAGTTGAGATTTTCTATCTTATATTAGAAACGACCAGTGATAATCAAAAAAGCGGATGTTTTTCAGGAGATACAATTGTTTATCAGATCGTTGAAAAGAAAAAAGAACTAGATGGATATGTAAATAAAATGTTAGAAGAAATTAGTATTTAATATATTAAAATATGGAAGTAGTCTTCATCAACACCGGACATATATTTAATCTATTGGATCGGAAAGCTATTTTTAACTATCTTAGGTCAATCAAATTAGATCACGAAATTCCTTTTTTTAAGAGCACAATTGCTCATTACGTTAGGTTTACAAAACGGGATTATTTCCAAAAATATATGGAACGTAGACCACAAAATTCATACAAAGAGAGGGAGTTTGTCACTATGGTTAAGAAGAAACATCCAGTCATTACTAATATATTTGATGATGTAAATGATTTTATAGGAGTAGAGAACTTTTTCTTTATATTCAAAAAAATAAGGGAAGTTGATAGTTTTTCCGGTAATAAAGAGGAAATATACACTACATATGTATCCGTACCCCCGGTCAGAATATACGAACATTTATCATCGTTTTCGTTTGTTAGAGATGAAAAATTATATAAGATGGATCCAGAACTTATAGAATGTATATGGAATTATTTTCCGGATCATTTTGTGACAAAGGCGTGGGTTGCCAGTAATGGAAAAATACATTCTGAATATTATATGACTATTAGTATGCTAAAAAAAGAACTCATTACCCAATTCAAGATTAAATATCCATTCCAATATAAAAAATATAAGACAAAGGGTAAATCGGGATGTAACGAATCTAAACATGGCTTAATTCATGGCTTAGTTCACAGAACCAAAAAAGAAAACTTGGAAAATTTTTTAAGAGACGGATGGTTAGAACCTTTTTATAATCCACATGACTGGTGGAAACAGGGTATCTATATGAAGTTAATGACGGGTAATAATATCGAAGTAAGGAAGGATACGATTAACCTAGTTTTTAGTGTAGCCTTGCTTGACGATCTGGATTATTATGGTAATGAAGCTGAAGATTTTGGAATCAGATCTAACGATAGTTTTTATAAAGGTATCTGTCCAGGCTGTTCACCAGATATGCAAAAATATTCAAGTGCCGAGAGAGCAGTTATTTATGGAATGGAAAATGGAGAGATTATTTTTAGAGAACCTATATCAGTTAATCGATATTTGGAAAAAATAGTTGTTCCAAATGGTATGGAAATAGATATTCCAAAAAAATATAAACATTTGATTGTCAATGAAATTGACCCAAATACATATTATCGTAAAAATTGTAACGGAGAAATGACTAAAATATCACCGTTACCTAAGTTTGATCGGTCTGAAATATCAGATGATCTTATTCCAGAAGAAGATCTAATTGAAATCGTAAAAAGAAATAAGATACATCTTATTGAAGGTGATAGGATAATGTTAAAAGAAATTCCTTACACAAATTTAAAATTAAAATAAATTATGATATATAAAATACCTTTAACATGTTTTCGAGAAAAAAGACTACTCGTAAGAAGACTACTCGTAAGAAGACTCCTCCTCCCGAGGAGTCCGAGTATTATCAATACGATAGATATCAATATCTTATCAGTGATAACGGTGACGCTTTAACTGTACATGATACTATACGTAGTTCCCACATGACTCTTTTATTAGTCCACGGCAATGTCGAGGAGCACACTTTTGAAGGTTTTGCATGGAATGCGCATAGTGTTTATGGAGCTCTTGAACTTATTCGAATGAGTAAGGCCGATAATATACACATTAATATGAATTTAGATAAATTGAGGATATTTTTGGAAGAAAAGAATCTTTATAATTCACGGATGTATCGTCCATCGGGGCATACTAATATGTAAAATGCCATATGTGAACGATATCAGCAGAAAATGAAATAATGATGACTTCGAATCATACTCAGATGACTACCTTTAAACTAGGGGGATAATAGTCTCTCATTGAAGAAAATACTTTTATATGGAACGAAGGCGTCTCATTAATTAGGATAAATTTCTATTATCCTAATATGTAAAATGCCGTCTCCTATAACGATACAGACTATGAATATCTTACCGCCTTAACTCTTATTATCGCCAATGACAAATGAGAACATTATACGTAGAAAAATTTACCGGTTTTACAATGTGCAAAACCATTTCTCATATTGTAGGTTATCTTCCTAAGAACTGTAGCATATTTTACATCCTTTTCAACAGCTTCTCCGTTCTCATACATCTCGCTTAAGGCATGCATCGATTGATACATTATATTGGATTCACCGTACAATTTTAAGGCTTTTTTAGCATTTTTTTCACCTCCCAAACCATGTTGATACATATATCCTAGATAATATTTGGATCCTAAAAATCCACGAAGGGATGTCCTTTCCAGATATTCCCTAGCAAGTGGAAGATTTATATGTTTAGATGACATATATATACCCAGAATAGAATCTATATAGTCTATATGATTTTGTCGAGGACCATCTTCTCTCGCAATCTCTCTTTTTCTTAGTTTTTCAAGATAAGGAATCATTTCGTCGATTTCGTTGGCATATCGTTCCCGGCATATAGGACAATATCTTTGATCGGTTTTAGCAAGGGAAATCGAACATGTTTCACATACAAATCCTCCGCATTGATAACACATACTACAATTACCATAATCTTCAGGGTTTTCTAGACAAATTGGACATTTTTCAGTTTCAAGTGACATGTGACTCTAAATGTTTCCGATCTTCTCAATTTTAATCAATCTACTCTTTTACACATTTGCATATTTAAAACATCCATTTGAACATTAAAGTTTAGGGTATTATCAACGGATTGTTCAAGAGGTTGGTGAAGAACGAATGGTGTTTCTCTATTCTCAAGATAAATTTCTGATGTTAATTGCCAAATTAGCATCCACCTACAAAGAAATTTTATAACGAGAGAACGAAAATATGTTAGTAAGACCTTTGAAGAATGATCTCTAGATGGGCGTTTTAAAGGTGTAAACTTGATACCGATCAAATATTTCAGAAAATGAAAATTAAAAATATGCTATACCCTAAAATGTATGATTATTCTGATATAACTGCTATGTTTTCTGAAAGGGAGAAGGCCAAATCAAAGACTATTTTTACGGTCATTGATTTTTCTAGGGGCACTGAACATGATAATTCCTCTGAAGATATCATAAAATTCTACAAAGGATATTCTTCGGCGCTGTATAATAAGAACAAATCAGAATGGGATAAACATCCTATATTTACTGTCGGTGAAAAATCTGAAGATACCCTTCCATTGATCACCGAGTTACAGTTCGAGTTCAGTGATAAAAATAAGAAAAGTGAATTAAATGAACAGATCGACACCGATCAATTTGATGAAAATATAATCTCGATTCATCAGAAACTGATCAAAGAATTCTTTATTATCGGTTACGATGAATTGGAATATATTTGTGTGGTCTGTAAGAGTCGACTGATTAGAAAAGGAGATAATATCATCTTTCGAGCAAGATTTCAATTTCCATACTGTCGAATAATGAAAGATTTTCTCTCCCATACCTTTCGAAAAAGGTTGCTTGAGAATCTTGAAAAATTGGATACAGATGATCTTTTTCATCTTTCATGTATCGGGGGAGATGATATTGATAATGAATGGAATAACTATCTTCTTCCAGTTCGTGATTTCTATCCTCTAGTTGGTTCAAGCGATAAGGTAGATCTTCCACCGGTTACTTTTGAAAGTATTTGGGGTTATAATTCTGCAGAGGAAGTACTTGAAGAACTTGTTTTAGGAGATTGTTATTCTATAGCATCTCATTCTTTGTTTGATGAGAAATATATTGGTGATGGAGATGTTAGCTTTGGTGAATTTGAAGATGATTACGAGATCTCTGGGATTGGAGTTCCTATTTTCTTATCACTTTTCTTTTTGGGAAAGATCAGTGATCTAAAACCACAATTCTTAGGCAAAGAAGATGGCGGGAAAGAGGACAATATATCGGTTGTCTCTGGGAACATTGATAAAAGTGAAGACGAGTATGACTCTATCACTGAGTTTGAGATGTTTATTGATCTGGTAGAATGTCTCTCCTCGAAGCGTTTTAACACCGAAATGTATATGTTTGATATTGGAAAATGTTTATTTAATTGTTTTAAGGGAGGTTGTGAAGGTCTTAAATGGTGGATTAAATATACTACCGAGAAGAGTACAACTTATGATGAGGATTTTTGTCAGGAAAATTATCCAAGTTTTGGTGACGAAAATTTCATCACTATCAAGACAATTGGATGGTATGCTAGAGAAGACAATTTCAAACAATATCAAATATGGCATGAGAAATACTGTCTTCCGAAAATGAAGATGGCTATTAGTCGAGAGTCGTTTCCTCAGGTATTAGTAGCTCAAGCGTTTCATCGTTTCTTTTGGTTAGATTATATATATACCGGCGGTCGAGCGAAAGAGTGGTATCGTTTCAGGAACAATCGTTTGAATGTGATTAGTGAGGAATCGATCAGAAGAGATATTACCGAAAAGTTTATTCCTTGTTTTGATCAGTTTAGAAATCAGTATATGATGGAAAAGATCAACATCAATGAGCGTCTAGGTAGTTCTGAGAAGGCCGGACGAATGACAGCCGATTTCGAAAAGACAATCAAAATAATCGGTCAACTAATCGATAAGCTACTTTCACAGCATTACCGTTCATCGATCATGATGACTATTCGAGAATATTATGAGGATTCTCAATTTTTTGAAAAGATTGATGTTAATCCAAGTCTTCTTGGAGTATTTAATTGTGTAATCGAACTTACACCAACTGGCGCCTTTACTAGATCGGGTAAACCAGAAGATTATATCACCAAAAAGATGGGTGTTTCATATTCGTCGGAATATGATTATAACCATCGAAATGTAAAGGATAGTTTGAAGTATCTAAGACAAGTTTTCCCTGAGCCAAGCATCTTCGAGTTTGTATTGAAGGATAATGCGGCTATGTTATATGGTAAAAATGTTGAAAAAACATTCCGATGTTACATTGGCGATACAAATGGAAGTAAGAGTATCTATCAAGCAATACATAAGAAGATGTTTGGTGACTATTATAAGGATCTTCCAAACGAATTCTATAGCGGCACGCGGACAAATCCAAGTGGCCCGACACCAGAAATAGCGCAACTTTCTGGGTCTAGGATAGTATATTCTACAGAACCAGATGCCGGACTAAATTTCCGCGGTGATAAAATTAAGTTAATCACTGGCAGTGACAGTCAATTCGGTCGAAGTTGTAAAGAGAACGGTGGAAGTATTAATGCCTCTTATAACGCTATCATGGTTATGAATCGGATTCCAAATATTTCTAATCTCGACGAGGCAACCAAAGAACGTTTTGGCATGTTTCCATTTGAAGGTAGATGGGTTCGAGACGAAGAGGATATTAAAGTCCCAGAAGATTTCGAAGAACAGATAAAACAACGGCTATATAGAATGGACAAACGTTTTGAAAAGAATATTCCTCGATTAGCAACTGGTTTCTTATGGTTGGCGGTTGAAAATTATTCTAAGTATATGTGCGAAGGGAATAAAAGACCACCGTATATGAAGAAATTTATGAGTGATCATTGGAAGGCAAATGATCCGTATCTATGTTTCATTGATGAACATATTATTAGAAAGGAAAAAGATAAAGAATGTTCAAATTGTAAAACTAAAGGATGTGACCTTTGTACAAATGGATATATTAGTATTCCAGACATAGAGCATGGGCTTCGTTCAAAAGATATCTACCCAGTATTTAAGAAATGGCTTAGAAAGGGAGATCACAGTATGAAAACACCAACACAGGGTCAATTCACAAAGGATATGAGTACTCGTGACAAACTTGGAAAACAGGTTAAATGGGTATGGCAAGGTTATGTTATTCGAGCAGATGATAGTGACGATGATGGTAGTGATGAAGAATGATTTCTTTTATCTCTACGGCGGGGTAATATTTTTATTATAAAAATATTTATCTTGAAAAAAGGCGTGAGATGGGTTTATATAAAAATAGCTTCTCTGTGCGATAGACCGGCTTCTCTAGCATGGTAATAATTACTGTTTCGGGAGTCATCATAGTTTGATATAGACACGGCTTCTTGATGGGATAAACCAGCGTCTCTAGCACGGTAATAATTACTGTTTCGGGAGTCATCATAATGTGATATATTCATAGCTTCTATGTGTGATAAACCAGCGTCTCTAGCACGGTAATAATTACCGGTTCGGGAGTCATCATAGTTTGATATATCCCTAGCTTCCGTGTACGATAAACCAGCGTCTCTGGCACGGTAATAATTACCGTTTCGGGAGTCATCATAGTTTGATATAGTCACGGCTTCTTGATGGGATAAACCAGCGTCTCTAGCACGGTAATAATTACTGTTTCGGGAGTCATCATAATGTGATATATTC